ATGTTTATAATAGAGAAGCTATCATTAAAAAATTTAAATTATTTTAAAACACTACAAGAAGAAGCTAATGATAAGTATATTAATAACAAAGATTTTTTTGAATTATATAATGATAAATCATTCATTACTAAGTATATAAAAAGAAGAGAGATCAAGTTGTTTAAATATAACAACAAGTATATAGGTTACTTATGGATGCAATATCCATTATCAGATGTTATAAAAATTTTATCTTTATATGTAAGTGATTATTATATTAATTTTATGTCAAAGGAATTAACTAATGTTTTTAAAAACAAGACTTTAAATTTTGATGTAGTAGATAGTAACATAACTTATGATATAATGACTAAATTGAATTTTACTCGAATTAGGTCAACATCGCTAATGAAAATGAGAACATCTAATTGTAGCTTTAATTTCAATAAGGATGTTAATTTCAAGGTTTTCACTAAAAAAGAAGATGAGAATCTAAGATGTTTTATTCAAAATTCTGTATTTAAAGATAATGATAGAATTCCCTTAGTTCCTTATGATATAAAGTTAGAAGAAGAGGAAGACTACTATATAAATGATTTATGTGTTTTTATAATGATTGGAAATATTGCAATAGGGTATGGACAAGTTATTTCGAATAAGGATATTTATACAATTGTTAATGTAGGTATATTAGAGGAGTATAGAAAAAATGGTTATGGAAAAATGCTTATACAATATTTAATATATATATGCTATAAAAAACACATTTCACAAATTACAATAAATGTTGACGTGAATAATTATAAAGCTTTGAATTTATATAAAAAAATTGGTTTTAATGAATATGGAAAAATAAGTACTTGGAGCAATAAGTTAAAATAGTTTTAGAATTTATAGGAGATGATTTAAATGGGCAATAAATTAAATTGGAATCATGATAAGAAAATAGTCTATGGAAGAAAAAGTGATTTTAAGAGTAAAATAGATTTTATTAATGCAGTTAAATATGAACATAAGCAAATAACGAAATATGATTGCTATATAGATAATATAACATTAAAAGTTTATATTATCACTGAAGAAGGGTTAGAAAAAAATACTTTTGTTCCAATTTCTAATACGGATATAGACATATCAACGATGTATTGCGGAAATTTTTACACTACTGAAGGATTAAGTGGGAATTTTTAATGGATTGTTGCTTATGAAAGTTTACTTTTATCAATAATTCAAACATTTAATTAAAAATACCTCTCTGCTAATAAGATATTAATAAATATAGTACTATTGCAGATTAAACTAGAATTAAAATTTAACTTTATAGCTTCAAAATTTGTTAATTGAATTAATAATAGAAGATCCTTTAGAAACTAAAAAATAATAAACAGTGTATAATAGAGATCTAGAGTATTCTAGATCTTTTTTAACATGGTAATATTAATAGATAGGAGAAAACTCAATTTTCATGTTGCTTATACATTATTATGATTGATATAATATTATAAGGTAATAATATTTACTAATAGATTTTAATGTTAATAATCAATATATAGGATTATTTAATATTATTAAATGAATTTACTTAAAGTGGAGGTTTAATATTAATGATAAAATTTGATGATAAACAGCTTAACAATGTAGTTGAGCAAGATGGAGATAAACACTTCTTTATTGAAACATGGGGTTGACCGTTAGTAGAAGTAAAGAAGAATTAAAAGACGTGTAGATGTGCGGGTTAAGAGTTGTACATAAATGTGGTAACTAGACCATTTTTAAATTCAAGGCTTATTATCTGCCTATCTTTTACAATAATTTTATTAATTAATATATTTACGAATTCTTTTATAAGATCTCTGCCAACATCTTGTATTAGTGATTTCATATTGATTTTTTCACTAATTAATTTTCTAGAAAATTCAAGAGTAGCTGCATTTAAAATAAAATTATAATTATGAGATGATGAATCTGTTATAGCAGTTTCATCTATTTTTTTTCTCATTTCAGTTATATTGTTTTCGATTTTTTGCTTTTTTAAAAAATAATCTTTTTTTGACATATCTGCTTCATCAAATAAGTATAAATCTTCAAGCTTTTCTAATGCTCTCTCATATTTTTTTAAATTTGAACTCAAACTATTTAAACTAATTACTCCATTATTGGATTTTTCATTTCTGTTTTGAGGAGTAAAGAGGTTCTTTGGAGCATATAGAAGTGAAGCTAATATATCATTAATTTCTTTAATTCCTATTACATTATCAAAACATTTTCCTTTTAAAAGTTCATGTTCAAGCAAATCTAAGCTTAATTGTTTTTTATTAATATTAGATAAATTAATCATATTAGATATAAGTGTAAGTACAAATGTTCCAACTATATTTTCACTAATGGTTTTTTGTGTACAACCGAGTCCGTTATATCTAGTTTTACATACATATAAACTAGGGCGAAAACCATCTTGATTAGCTTTATCCTGCTTTGCATAAAGATTATTATTACACTCACCACATTTTAAAAGACCAGAAAATATATGAACTTTTGAATTGTCTCTAAATTGAGCATTATTTCTTTTGGCATTTTCATCCATTATTTTATTACATTCTTCCCATAGATCAGTTGGAATAATATAAGGATGATTGCTTTCTAAAACTATCCATTCATTTTCTTTTTTCTTTTTCCCTCTTCCTGGCTCTCGATAATTGTATCTATAAGTACCTTTATAAAATGGATTTCGTACTATATCACTAATGGTTTTTGTGGTCCATGAACCATTACGTTTTGTTTTAATATTGTTAGAATTTAATAAATTTCTAATGTATGAAGTAGACTTATTTTCTTTATATTCAGTAAATATTAGTTCTATAGTATGCTTTTCTTCATCATCAATTACAGGAAATTTAATATCTGTATTCCATTTATAACCTAAAGGAATAGGAGCTCCATTCCATAATCCTTTGCTGGCTCTATCTAACATAACAGAAGTAACTCTTTCACCAGTAAGTTTTCGTTCAAGTTCTGCAAATACAAGAATTATTTTAAGCATAGCTTCTCCCATAGCTGAACTTGTATCAAATTGCTCATTTTTGCTTACAAAAGTACAACCATATTTTTTTAAGTCATCATACATAGAACAAAAATCTAAAAGATTTCTAGAGATTCTATCTATTTTCCAAACTAATAAATGAGTAAATTCACCATCTTTTATTTTTTTAAACATTCTTTGAAAATCAGGTCTATCTGTATTTTTCCCAGAATATCCAGCATCTTCGAATATTTCATAATCATCAATACCAAGAATGTATTTTGAATAATTAATCATATCTTGTTTTTGTAGTGGAAGAGAATCTTTGTCTATTTGATGATTTGTAGATACTCTTACATAAATTGCTGACTTTTTCATAAGAATTCCTCCATATATTTTTAAAGAGTTATGATATTTCATAACCCTTTAAACTAGAATATTAATTTGTTAATTTTAAGCGTCTTTTTGCTTTTCTAAAGCTGATGATATTTCCCCTTTTGACTCAGCTTCAAGTTCTAAAGCATATGCTTTAAGTTCTTTTTTCTTATAATCTTCAAAGTTTTCTTCTTTAGTAGCTGCAATTTCATTATTATTAGCTAATTTAGATAATAAGCTAGCTTTAAATTGTTCAGTAGCAGCTTTTCTTATTTCAGGATCCATTTCAAAAAAAGCCTTTATTATTTCTAATTCAAAATCAGTTGCACCTTTTTGTTTTACGTATTCATCTAATGAAAATGTATCAGGTTCAATAAATATAGGTTCTGTACCATTACGAATCCAATCTTCATTAACATTAAATTCTCTACAAATATCTGATATAACTCTATCCATTATATTACGAGTTCCTTTTTCATAATTAGATACAGCAGATCTTGTTACATTTATCTTACTTCCAAAATCATCTTGATTTAAGTTTAAATGTTTCCTAAGTATAGTAATACGTTCTCCAATTTTCATCTTTTTTCACCTCCCTATTACGATTATAGAATTAAAATTACACGTAGTCAACAAAAATATAAAAAATATGTTGACACAATTACACGAAGAAGAATATAATATACACATAGAAGAAAATAAATTCCACAAAATCACATCTAAAAACACGATAGCAGCTACTTCCAGTAGTTTTCAGTTATAGTATGTAAATTGGTAGAAGTTTTAGGAAACATAAGGAGGAAAAAGTATGCAAGTTATTTTAAAAAAAGAAGAAAAACCACAAGTAGATGAAATGTTCGACTTTATAAAGTCACTTAATATAGAAGAACAAAAAGGTTTTAAGAGTTTTATAGATGGATATAGATTTGCAAAACAAATGGAGAAAAGTAAGAGAATTAATTAAATGGAAAAGAGAGAGACAAGCTACTCTTGAAATATAAATTCAAGAGCAGCATATAAAAAGAATTTTTATTTAAATTCTAAGGTGAAATATATTGCTATATATAATGTAGGAAAATTTTAAAAAGGAGTAAATTTAAATGGAAATGACAGTTGAAAAAGCAGAAGAAATATTAAAAAGAAATGGAATAAGAAGAGAAGATTTATCTAAAGCACTTAAAGAAAATGCTTTAAATATAGGTGTGTTTACAATGCCATTTCAAAAAATAGAAGCTAAAAAAGAAGCTTAATTAAAAATGGAGGGGATAGTGAGATGAAAAGTACAGGTATAGTAAGAAAAATAGATGAACTAGGAAGAATAGTAATTCCTATAGAGCTTAGAAGAACATTAGACATAAAAATTAAGGATTCATTAGAAATTTTTATAGATGGAGGACAAATAATTCTTAAGAAGTATGAGCCAAGCTGCACATTTTGTGGACAAGCAAAGGATGTTGTTAATTATAAAGGTAAAAATGTTTGCGAGAGGTGCTTAAGTGAAATTAAGCATTTAAAATAAACATGCAATGTAAATGTATTAAATGCAATAGACATTGGAACGTAAGTATTAAACAAAAGATAGATCACAAAGGATATGTTTGTCCACAATGTTTTGCAAAGGAACTTAAAAGAAATAATAGGTAGATACTATTAAAATTTAATTTCATTTATATTGAAGTAAAACTTAAACTATGGAAAATAAATTATATTTAAAAGTAAATAAAAAAAGAATGTATTTTGTTGGAATCAAAACACATTCAGTAAATATCTCGTATGAAACATGATATTTATAAAAAACTACATTAATAATTATAAATCATCATGTGTGATATTTCAAGGTTTTATGAATGCCAATTGTTGCATTTATACGACCTCGTAATAGGTATTATTAAGTCGACCATTTTAGAATAAAAGGGGAACACTAATGAGATTATATGATGATTATAATTATAGAAATGTATATACGAATAGGATAAAAGAAACAAGAGAAGATGAAATAGAAAACTTAAGGGATAGTAAAAAGTTAAGATACACTTATATGAAAAAAACTATAATAAGCGGAAATGTAGTTGAAAGTGAAATATATCCTATATGGAAATGTAGAAGTGACGTACCAAGAATTTCAATAGGAGAAAGTAGAGAAGCCCAAAAGAATTTGAATGATAAAAATGCAAAGAAGAAAATAGTTAGGATAGTAAATACAAATTTCACTAAAGATGATCTAATGATAACACTATCTTATACAAATAATCATTTACCAAAAGAAGAAGAGGCAAAAAGAGATATTGAAAATTATATAAGAAGATTAAAAAGACGTAGAACAAAAGAAGGTCTTCCAGAACTTAAATATTTGTATGTGATTGAATATGTTAATGATCCAAGTGTAAGTAAAAAGATAAGAGTACATCATCATATAATAATCAATAAAATGGATAGAGATATTGCTGAAAGTGTTTGGAAAAAAGGTAGAACTGATAGTATGAGACTTCAACCTGATGATTTTGGATTAACAGGTATAGCAAAATATGTAGCAAAAGGATTACTCCAAGGTAGAAGATGGAGTTATAGTAAGAATCTTAAAAAACCAATAATAACTAAAAATAGAACTACTTTAACTAAAAGAAGAGTAGAAAAAATAGCTAAAAGACCTGATGAATATCAAGAATTTTTTGAGAGTGTATACAAGGGAAAATATGAATATAAGGATTGTGAGACTTTATATAGTGATAGAGCTAGTGGTTTTTATTTGTATGCAAGAATGAAGAAACGGGAGTGATTTTATTGAAAATAGATTCTTTAAAAGAATTGTTAAGAGAGAGTAAAAAGCTAATGCTTTATTCAATTGGAATGAAGAATGCAACGAATTATACATGTGAAGAGGATTTTAACTTAGAAAATTACACTAGAATACTTGGAAATGCACGAAGAGAGTTAATTGATATAGAGGAAGAGAATAGTTAACATCTACACAATTTTATTAACAAAATTAGGGGGAATATAAAAATGAGGACAATCTCTATTATAAATTTAAAAGGTGGAGTTGCTAAAACTGTATCATCAGTTAACATAAGCCATATCTTAGCAACTAATTATGATAAAAGAGTTTTATTGATAGACAATGATAAACAAGGAAATGCAACTAAGATGTTTAGTTTACATGATGAAGAAGAATTAAGTATAGCTGATATAATGTGTAATCCTGAAATAGATGTTGAGGATGTTATAATTCCAACTCAATATAAAAATTTAGATTTAATTCCAGCAAACATGAGATTATTAAAAGCGAATTTAGATGTGATAAAAGATGATGATAAAGAGCAGCAAACAATATTAAAAAAGGCATTAAGTCAGGTTTGTGATAATTACGATTATTGTATAATAGACAACCCACCAGATATAAATATATCTGTAATTAACTCTCTAGTATCATGTGAAGATGTTTTAATACCAATTAAAATTGATAAATTTGCTTTTGATGGATTAGAGGAATTAAATGAACAAATAGAAAATGTAAAACAAATAAATCCTAAAATAAAGCTTAAAGGATGTTTTGTAACTCAATACCAAAACAATGATGTTAATAATCAAGGAGAAGAGGTCCTGATTAAAAATAGTAAATATCCTATATTTAAAACTCATATAAGAAGAACGCCCAAGGTAGATGAAAGTACATTTGCAAGTTTACCAGTATGTGATTATTCAAAAAGATGTGCAGCTTCTAAAGATTATTTACAACTTGTAGAAGAATATTTGGATTTGGAGGTTTAATTTTATGGGAAGAGCTGAAGATAGAAAAATGAGAAGAAAAATAGATAAAAAAGTTGGAAAAGGCACAGTAGATAGAATGGCCCAAAATCTAAATCAAGAAGTTGTTAATTGGCAAGTTAACGAGAGATGCAAAAAGTTTGAGAGTTACCTTATTGATTCTGTAATAGAAGCAATGAAAAGAAATGGACTTAATAATTCTTTAGTAAAGAGAATTAGTGATGATATTGAAATCATATTAAGAAAGAAGGTGCATGGGGTTGAGTAATTTTAAAAGATCGTATTTAAATGCAGAAGAGAAAAACTTTTATATGATTTGTAAGTCGTTTATTCAAATGATAAATGGTGAGAGAAATCTAAATAATAAGATAACAAATGAAATGTGGATAGAATGGAAAAGAAAAGGCATGATTACATCTTCTATGCAAAAAAATATAAAGTTAGTAAGAAGTTATCTGAATAAATTCTGTGATGAACTTGAAGAAAATTTAGATCAAAAAGAAAAAGAAAAATTAGAAAAGCAGTTAATAAAGTTTGATTATAGGTTGATTGATGATTATACATTAAAAAAGCTATTTAGAGATCTTGAAAATAGGTATAAATATGTTGTTATGGAAAGAGAAAAGTTTATTCCAATAATAGAAGAGGTTGCAGAAGTAAATTGCGTTGGATGTACACAAGATTATAAGAATTGCATAATATTTAAAGCTTTTGATGATATAAATCTAGAAAGAGTGAATGAAGAGAGTAATTGTCCATATGCTGTAGATTTATCAAAATGTAAGCCAGAAGAGGTAAAAAGGATTGAAAAATTTAAAGAGAAGCTCAAAAGTAAGAATCAATTTAGAAAATAATTTTATTGTGTCCGAATCGAACACAAAATAAAGGAGTTAATATGGCTAAGTTTAATATGATGGAATTACTTAATAATAATTCTAAGGAAAATATTAATGTTGAAAACAAGAGTCAAAAGAAGTTTAAAACAGTACCAATTAACATAAATGAATTAAAACCATCAGATGAAAATTTTTATTTAACAGAGAATGTAGTTGAACTTAAAAATTCAATAGAGTTACTAGGCCTACAACAAAATTTAGTTGTAAAGAAAACAAATGATGGCTATGAAATAATAGCAGGGCATAGGAGATATAAAGCTTTAAAAATGCTTTTTGAAGAAGGAAAGAAGGACTTTGAATATGTACCTTGCAAAGTTGAGAGTGAAAAAGATGCTTTAAAAGATAAGTTGTTACTTATAATAACTAATTCAACAGCTAGAGAACTTACTGATTATGAAAAGACAGTACAAGCTGAAAAATTAAAAGAATTGTTAACTGAATATAAGAAACAAGAAAAGATACCAGGCAGAGTAAGAGAAATCGTTGCAGATATATTAAATACCTCTTCATCACAAATAGCCAGAATGGAAGGAATAACAAATAATCTTATTCCTGAATTTAAGGAAGAGTTTAAAGAAGCAAAAGTTAATATATCAGCAGCACATGAATTATCTACACTTCCAGAAGAAACTCAACAAGTAGTTTTTGAAGAATTTAAAGATAAAGGTGAAATTTCAATAAAAGATGTTCGAACCAAGAAAGAAGATTTAAAAAGAGAAAGTGTAAGATCTAATGATAAACATATAGAAAAATCAAAAGAAGAGGTAGTTAATTTACCTAGATTTAAAACTAATTTTGAAATAGTAAAAGATTTATCAATAGATGAACTTGCTATTTTTATATGTAGTAGATGTAGCGGCGGAAATGGATATGCTGGATTTTGTGATCTGGCAATTGAATGTAAGGGAAATAACAAATATGAGATATGTAAAAAGTGGCTTAGAACTCAAGCACAGAATAATTAGCTAAAATTTGCATGACTAATAACTGTTAGCACAGTAGGGATTCAAGCTAATGTTAAGTTACTGCAATTTAAATAAGAGGGGAGAAAATCCCCTCTAAAATATATAAATAATGGGGTATGATAAATGGAGAATTTAAGAGAAGATTTATATAAAAGGATTGTACAATATGGTACTAAAGATAAAAGAGTATTGGAATTAAGTCAAAAATTAGATCCATATATAGTTAAAGAACAAAAGAAAATATGATAGATAGGGGAATAGGGGTAAAGCTATGCATGGAGATTACTTTACTGTAAGTAATGATATTGGATATGTAACTAAAGTTTTATTAAATATATTTACAGTTGCATTAATTTATTATTTATTTTGTTTAACTAAAAAATTAGAGCTGAAAGAACAGCTAAAAATTATAGGTTCAGTTGTATTATTTATTTTAGTTAGTAATTTATTATTGTTAATGCAGATTATAATGTGATGATGTTTTAAGAAAAAGTTATTAAATTAAATAGGAAGGTGATTATATTAGAGTTAATATCTTTTTATTTTGTCATTTAACTCTAGTGTATAGGAGTTAAACAATTTATTTAACAACTATACTGTCAATAATTAAGAAAATATTTATTAAGCTAAAAAAAATAGAAGATTTAAAATAATAACACCTGCTAATAATAAAGCAGTAAGCTTAATAAGTAGTTTTTTCTTCATTAAGATCACCTACCTATAATATTCAATTTTAAAATTCTTTTTCATAAACTCGTCTCTTGCGATAGAGTTTATAATTAAAAGTTTATCCAAATTTTAATTTAATATACAAATTTAAATATTTTAAAGGAAGGATGATAAAGTGTTAGAAAAAGCAACAGTAACAATGCCTTATATAGAACTTAAAGAATTAATTGATAAAAACAATGAATATAAAGAAAAATTAGATAAGATTAAAAATATAAAAACAATGACAGAAGAAGAATTTGAATTAGATCCATTTAAAAAGGCATTAGATTATATATTTGATTTATTAGAAAAGGCAAGTAATCAAATAGAATCTAACGAAAAACAATATTATATATATAAATGTATGAAGAAGTACTGCAAGACCTTTGGTATACCAGAAAATGAATTATTAGAAGATGTTCCAAAAGGAAAAGATTTAAGCATTATGTTTGTAAAACCACCAAGAAGATAAGGAGGCTTAGTATGAATAAATCTACATTAGAAGATAAATTAATAAACAAAACTATAAAGAAAACAGCTAAAGAAACAGCTAAAGAAATTATTGAAGAATTTAGAAATAACAATATGATCAGAAGAGAATTTCCCTTTTATAAGAGAGTAGAAATATTACTTTATAATTATGAGAATTTAAAAGAAGCTATAAAACAAAAAGAAGAGGATATAGAAGATATAAAGCTAAATGGATTACCTCAAGCAAGTAAATCAATAGTTGTTTATTCTAGTGCTGGTGGAAGTATTACTGCTGAAGATAGATATTTGCAACTTATAGAGAAATATAAAACTGAAAAGATAGAGACTCAAAGGGATTTAAATAAAATAGATAATGCATTAAATAAAATAAGAGATGATAAATACTTTAATATAATACAATTAAAATATTTAAATACAGAAGAGGAAAAATTAGATACTGATGAGAAGTTAGCAGAACGATTAAGTAAAGATAGGACAACTATATCTAGAAATAGAAAGAGGTTGATTAATAAGCTTATAACTATACTTTTCCCTGAAAGTGTAAGGGATATAATTTAATTTGCACATTTCGTGCACATTTCGTGCTATTGTGAATATCAATTATATATAGTAAGATGATATTAGCAAATATTATAAATTAAGGATATTAAATAATAATATACAATAAAATATAATAATTACCACCTGATAAACAAAGCTCTATGTGATCTAGTTATTTAGATTGCATGGAGCTTTGTTTATTTAAATAAGGAGGCTTAGTGATGAAGAGAAAAAGAGTAAGATTAAATGTAAAGTTTAGTGGAGATAAAATATGTTGTGCTAAGTCTCCTAGTGTATGTGGTAAGTGTAAAGAACTTAACAAGTGTGAACTATTAGACATGTATTATTATCCATATGATGATATTAAAGAATGCATGAGGCATGATAGTTATAAGAGGGAACGTGGAGCACTTAAGCAAAGAAAATAGGTGCTTTAATTTTTGCCTTAAGGTACTTTACAGGGGGGTGACCCAATACGGGTCTAGCGATGCCCAGTTTTCATGTTTTTATGAAAAAATTTTTTAGGGTACTTCCTTCCTCTTTTTTAGTATTCGAATTAGTTTATTTTGATTAAAAATAATTGTGAAAAAGTTGTTTAAGAATTGGAGTGTAATTTTGGAATGAATGTAAATCAAAAAGAGCTTGCAAATATTTTAGGAATCACATCTCGAAGGGTTAGACAATTAAGAGAAGAAGGTTTCTTTTCATTCGCTGAAAATGGTAAAAAATATTCGCTTGAAAAATGTGTTCAAGAATATATTGAATATAAAGTAAAAGCGGAAACAAATACAGGTACATCTATAGATAGAGAAAAGGAACAGGCAGAGCATGAACAAATAAAGAAAAATATATCAAAGTTGAAACTTAGAAAATTAAAAAAAGAACTTCATGAAGCTTCAGATGTTGAACTATTTTTAAGTGAAATGTTGATAAATTTTAGAAATAGATTATTATCTATTCCAAGTAAGATTGCAGTTCAGATACTTGGAGAAGAAGATATAAACAGAATAATAGAGATATTGCAAAAAGAGATGTATGAAACATTAGAAGAACTATCTGAATATAATCCAGATAAGATTAATAGAGAGAAAAACTATGATTCTGATGAAGATTATAAGGAGGATGATGAAGATTAAATACAAATAAGGTGATGATATGGGAAATGAAAAGATACGTTCAAGAGAAAAGACAAGTAATTTATTCAGTAGAGTATTAAAACGTACTCTTGCAAAGCCTGAACAACTAACTGTAAGTCAATGGGCAGAAAAATATAGAGTACTTGATGAATCAAGTTCAATTCCTGGTAAATGGTCAAATGATGTTACACCATATTTAATTGAAATCATGGATAGTTTTAATGATCCTTACATTGAACACATAAATTTTTGTAAACCAACTCAAGTTGGTGGAACAGAAGCATTATTAAATGAAATTGGGTGGATAGTAACACAAAATCCTAGTCCTACAATGATTGTTTATCCTACTGATGACCTTGCAAAAGATATATCTAATGATAAATTAAAACCAGCATTTTTAAAAAGTCCCTCTCTTAAAGAAAGATTTTTAGAAAATCAATCTAAAGAACTTTCTTTAAAATTTAAAGGAATGAATTTATATCTAAGAGGTGCTAATTCTCCAAGTAAACTTGCATCTAAAGCTATTAAGTTTTTGATGTTTGATGAAATAGATAAGATGAGTGGAGCATCTAAGAAAGAAGCTTCACCATACGATCTAGCAATAGAACGTACAAAAACATTTAAACATTCTAAAAAAATATATTCATGTTCTACTCCAACTCTAAAAAATAATTATGTTTGGAGAATACATGAAGCAGCAGAAGACCAGAGACACTATTTTGTTCCATGTCCACATTGTGGTGAAATGATAGAACTTAAATGGAATCAGGTTATTTTTGAGAAGGATAAAGAAAGTAAATTAACTATATCTGAAAGAGCTGCAACAGCTGAATATATATGTCAAGAATGTGGATGTTTGATTGAAGATAGAGAAAAGCCTAAGATGTTAAGATTTGGACAATGGAAGAGCATAAATAAAAAATGTGTAGGAAAGCCTAAAACAGTTTCATTTTGGCTTAATTCTTTATATAGTATATTTGTAACATGGGAAGATATGGCCAAAAAGTTTTTGGAATCTCGAGATGATCCTGACCAACTACAAAATTTTATAAATTCATGGCTGGCAGAACCTTGGGAAGATACAAAATTAAAAACAAATGCTGATTTAGTATTAGATAGGCAAACTGAATATGAAGAGTTCATTGTACCATCGTGGGCAAAAATGCTTACAGGTGGAGTAGATGTTCAAGAAAATTGCTTGTATTGGAGTATAAGAGCTTGGGGTAATTTTATAACAAGTCAAAATATATGTCATGGACAGGCTTTTTCTTTTGCAGAAATAGAAAAAATAATGAATTTAGAATATTGTAAAAAAGATGGAACAAAAATGGTTGTTAATTTAACATTAATGGATTCAGGATATGATTCAGATTCAGTTTATGATTTTGCATCAAGTAATTCCGAGTGGTGTTTACCGGTTAAGGGTGCTTCTAATCCACAACTATCACATTATAAACTTTCAAAAGTAAATAAATCAGAATCTAAAGCATATGGAATGAACTTAGTTATTGTTGATGGTGGGAAATATAAAGATATGATTGCTGGACGTATGAAAAAAGATAATGGCAAGGGAGCGTGGATGGTTTACAAAGGATGTGACAGAGAATATGCAGAACAGGTTACAGCTGAACATAAAGTAAATGTTAAAAGTGGAAATAGAATCTTACAACAATGGGTATTAAAGAAATCACATGCAGATAATCACTATTTAGATACAGAAGTTTATGCATTGGCTGCAGCTGATGTATTAGGAGTAAGAACATTACATTTAGAAGATAATGAAGAAGTATCTAAAAAATTAAAACAAGATGAACAATATGCACCAGAAGAGGGTTGGATTAAAGAAAATGAAAAATGGATATAAAGGCAGGTTATTAATATGGATGAAAACAATCTTTCAGCAAAAGAAATGCTTGCTGAAGTAGACAAGGCTATATATAAAGTTTTAGTTGGTGGACAATCTTATAAGATTGGTTCAAGACAACTTACAAGAGCTGATTTGAAAATGCTTAAGGAAATGAAAGATGATCTTATGGCACAAGTTGCACAAAATGAAAGTAATCTATTAGATGATACCTATGTAGCAGTATTTTCGGGAAGGTAGGTGATAAAAATGAATTGGCTAGATGGATTAATTGGTTTTATATCACCTGAATGGGGCGTTAAACGTGAAGCTTATAGACAATACTTGGGAGAAATAAGACACTATGATGCTGGAAGTTATGGTAGGAATAATGCTAATTGGAAAACTACAAATCAGTCAGCAGAAATGACTGATAGATTTAGTCGAGACAATGTGAGAGCTAGATGTAGAGATCTTGAAAGAAATTCAGATATTATGAATTCTGTTGTAGGAGCATTTAAAAGAAATGTAATAGGTGGTGGTTATACTTTACAAGCTAGAAGCATAGATGAAGAATTGAATCAGAAGATAGAAAATACATGGAAACTATGGTGTAAAAAAGATAATTGTGATGTGACAGGAAGTCAAAGTTTTAATCAAATGATACGAATGGCTGTTGAAAGAAAAAAAGTTGATGGAGGAATATTATTTTTAAAAAGATATACAAAAGATGGTATTATTCCTTTTAAACTTCAAACTATAGAAGTTGATGAACTAGATACTGCACAGATGGTACCTAAAGTTGATAAAAATAAAGTGGTAGGAGGAATTGAATATAACGCTTATAACAAACCAGTTGGATATTGGGTCAAACAATATAGTATTGATGGATATACTGTAGAAAATCCAATTTATATTGAAGATAAATACGTTATATTTTATTATTCTAAAAAAAGACCATCACAAATAAGAGAAATGTCTGATATGTCATCAACTATAACTAGGATAAGAGATGCAAATGAGTTTATGACAGCAGTATCTGTCAAAGAAAGGATAGCAGCATGTTTATCAGTTTTTATTAAAAAACAAATACCTACTACTGGAATTGGTAGAGGGTCAACAGGATCAGTTCAAAACAAACATGATTATGAAGGAAAAACTATTTCACCTGGTATGATAAAAGAATTAAATGCAGGTGATGAAATACAAGTTGTTAATCCATCAGGACAGAGTGCAGATGCAACAAGTTATATAAAACTTCAACAAAGATTAGTTGGAGCAGGACAAGGTATAAGTTATGAAGCTACATCTAGAGATATGTCTGAAACAAATTATTCTTCAGCTAGGCAAGGGAGTATAGAGGATGGATTAACATATGCTGAGGAAATTGAACTCTTAATTGAAAATGTACTAGATGAGGTTTATGAAACATTTATTATATCTGGTTATTTAAGTGGAATGTTTGATTTTAAAGATTTTTGGAATAAAAAAGACGATTATCTTAGGCATGAATGGATACAAGCTCCAAAGAAATGGATAGATCCATTGAAAGAAGCTAATTCAAATAGAATAGCATTACAAACAGGGCAAAAAACATTTAAGCAAATAGCAGCAGAAAACGGAAAGGATTGGAAGGAACAAATAGAAGAGATGAAAGATGTTTTAGATTATGCAAAATCAAAAGGAATAGACTTAGGAGGTGTTATTTTTGATAAAGGCAAAGAGGAATTATATGTTGAGAACATTAAAAAATAATAGTTCCAATATTAGAGAAAAAAATTCAACTAGAGAATTAGTTATAAATTCTATAAGATCAGTTGAAGGTGAAGGAAATGAAAGAAAATTCATATTGAGTTTTTCGTCAGAAGAACCATATGAACGATGGTGGGGTACTGAAATACTTGACCATAATGATGGAGCAGCCGATTTAACTAGATTAAGTGAAATCGGCTGCTTATTATTTAATCACAATAGAGATGCTGTTATAGGTAAAGTAACTAAAGTATGGATTGAAAATAATAGAGGTAATGCTGAAATTGAATTTGATACAGATGATGAATCAGAAAAAATATATCAGAAAGTAAAAAGTGGAACATTAAAAGGAGTATCTGTTGGATATCAAATTGACTCATGGGAAGAGGTAATGGCAAATAAATCATCATCAGATGGTAGATTTATAGGTCCTTGTGAAATAGCAAGAAAGTGGACTCCTTATGAAATATCTATTGTAAGTGTTCCAGCAGATCCTACTGTTGGAGTAGGAAGAGAAATAGAAAACAATCATATAAATCAATTTAAAATAGCTGAAAAGTCGCTTTCATATTATGAAAAGCAACTTCAAATAAATAAAAATTTATCTAAAGTATTAGGAGGGAACTAGAATGGGACCAAAACAAAAAAGACAACAAAAAATGTTAAGACAACAAGAAATAGTTAACACAGCAAAGCAAGGCAAAAGAGACCTTACATCAGAAGAACAATTAGAATTTGATTCACTTCAAAGAGAAATTGACCAATTAACACAGGAAATTGAAAATTCTGGACAAGGATCAAATGAAAGAGCTGTTGAAGCTGAAAGAGAAAGAGTATCAGAAATAACAAGCTTATGTAGAGAATTTGAGGTTGATTTTGAAGGTTATATAAAGAATGGAACAACTGTAGATGAAGTGAGAAAAGCAATAATTGAAAATATGAGAAGTGAAGCACAGCCGATACAAACAAGAGGTACTGCAGAAACTCATATGATTGCAGATGAACAGGATAAATTTAGAGCAGCAGCAGCAGATGCTTTAATTATGCGTGGTGGCGTAATTTTAGAAAAACCAGCAGATGGAGCTAGAGAGTTAATGGGGATGTCTTTAAGAGATCTAGCTATAGAGACATTACAAGGCGATGGAAATATAAATTTAAACAGAAAATCTTCAGACGAATTATATAATATGCTTTCTAGACAATTTTATAACCCTACGTCAGCATTTCCAAGTATAATGGACCAAGCTATTAATAAAGCATATGTAGAAGGACATAGAACAGCTCCTGTAACATTTGATATTTGGACTAAAAAAGGAACACTTAAGGACTTTAAAACAGTAGAAAATAAATATTTAGCAGGTCCAGCTGGAGAATTTTTAGAAGTTCCAGAAGGTGGAGAATTAAAGCAGGACTTACCAACTGATGAAAAGCTTCCAACAAGAAGATTAAAAACATATGGAAGACAATTTTCTATGACAAGACAAGCTTTCATCAATGATGATATTGACTTTTTATCAAAAATACCTGCTAAATATGCTGCATCAGCACGTAAAACTCAAAATAAACAAGTATATGACATACTTTTAACTAATCCAGCAATTTATGATGGAACTCCATTATTTAGTGCTAAGCATAAAAACTTAATATCAAGTGGAAGTGGAATAACAGCAGAAGCAGTTCAAAAGATATTTATGGCATTACAATTACAAACTGACCAATTTGGAGAAGCAATAATAATAAGACCTACTTATATTATTGTTCCAGTAGGATATGCATTTGATATGTATACTATTTTTGACAGTCCAACAATTAATTCAGTTGGAAATACCCAAGCTGCTAATCCACTATATAGATATAAAAATCAAGTTCAAATAATAGAAGATGCGACACTTAATGTATTATGCAAAACAAATGAAATACCATGGTTTGTAGTTGGAGATAAAGGAGATACTGATTCAATACAAGTTGATTACTTAAATGGCCAAGAAATCCCTACTATAAGACGTATGGAAACAGCAGGTCAACTAGGATTTGTATGGGATATTTACTTAGATTGGGGTATTTCAGTTATGGACTATAGAGGAATAATTAAAAATCCAGGAATTGCAATGAAAAATCCATTATTATAGGAGGAATATTAAATGAAAGCAATATATTGTCAAAGAGGAGAATCTATTGATTATAAAAATAAGACAGATGAAACAATTAAAGCTGGAACTGTAGTCAGTATAACGTCAAGAGTGGGAGTTGCTGGAACAGATATTAATGCTAATGAAATTGGATCTATACATGTAGTAGGGATATTTGAATTGAAAAAATCATCAGAAGAGGAAATATCTATTGGATCAAAAGTATACTATGATTCTAGTAAAGATTGTATAACAGCAACAGAAGCTTCTAATATTCCAGCAGGATATGCTACTGCTGATGCACAATCAAACAATACAAGTGTATATGTAAAATTATTAGGATAGGTGATAATATGAGTGAAAAGCTGGTAGCAACATATCCTATTTTATTTGAATCACATCAATATAAAATAGGTGAAGAGCTTCCAGCATCTAATCATGATATGGTAAAGACCTGGTTGGATGCTGGTACTGCTAAATGGTATGACAATGAACAATTAGTTGAGGATATAGATAATAATAATTCAGATAATCAAGAAAACATTAATGATGAATTAGAAAATGTAGCTATAAATGAAGAAGTTAAAATGATACAAGAAAATGAAGATGAGACTATACCTATTAAAAATAAAATTGGAAGGAAAAATAAATAATGGGGATGTCATTTAAAGATATTGTTCAAAATGATATAAATTCTGTTTTTATTAATATTGATGAATTTGGAGAAAAACACTATATTGATGGAATTATAAAAACTGTACTTGTTGATAATGAGACTTTAAAAGAGAGAAATCAAAAAGAATATGATGGAATAATTCAAGCTGATTTACTTTATTTCATTAAAAGCAAAGATTTAGTAAATAAGATTAAAGTGGGAGAATTACAAAGATTTGATGGAGCAATATATACTGTTTTTGATGTTAAATATGATTCTGGAATATATGAAGTTATATTACAAGGAGCAAGAAATTAATGGCTATCAATATAAAAATAGATGATAGTGAATTAAAAAAAGCTGTAAGTAAATTAAGTTCATTTCCAAAAGAAATACCTAAAGCTACAGCATCAGCTTTAAATAGAACTCTTACTTTTACAAAGAAAAGAGTTAATCAAGAGGTAAGAAAGACTTACAATATAAAATCTAGTGAAGTGAATAAAACATTACAGGTGAATAAAGCAAATTCAAGTAAATTATCAGCATCAATAATAAGTAAAGGAAATAGCCTTACTATTGGAAGATTTACAAGAAATATAGGTAGTTGGAAAAAAGGAAAATTAATAAAAGTTAAAGTTAAGAAATCAGGAGCAAAGGGTGTTAATACAACTCCAAAAGCTTTTATAGCTGGACTTACTGGAAATTCACATGTTGTAAAAAGAGTAGGAAAAGCTGCATATCCTATTAAAGTTCTTCACACATTATCTGTACCACAAATGATTGGAAATGAGAATGTAAGTGAAAAAGTAATGGATGAAGCAGGAGAAAAGCTTATTGAAAGAATCAATCATGAAGTGGAATTTAGATTAAGTAAACATATAAAATAGGAGGAGTATCTAATGAATGATTTAGAAGCATTAGAATGTATAACTAATTTTTTAAAAGAAAATGTTTCAAGTAAGATAATACTAAAAAAAGCACCAGATTATAATATCAGAGAAGAAGGTATTATAGAACAAGAAGATAATAAAATAGAGTTAGTAAATCCAGCAGTTTATACTGGTTGGGTTCCTCCTAAGAATTTTTTAGATAATTACGGATATGATATTCCTGGATTAATTGCAATGATTGATGATGGAATAGATGATGTGAATGAAGCAAATGTAAATTTTAGAATTAAAATAGTTACTTATGATTTAGGCTTAACTGATGAAAATAATAATGTAACGCCTAATACAAAAGGATATAAAGACTTATTAAATATTATTATGAGAATTAGATTGGAACTTTCACAAAATCCCATTCTAAATGAAAAATTAACAATTAATAAACCTATAAAATGGAGCATGGATGAAGATCAAAGTTATCCTTATTGGAGTGCCAATATAACATTTGATGCATCTATAGCTCCATTAGATTTTAATATAGAAAAATATTTTGAATAAGGCGGTGTAAAAATGTCATATAAACATGGATTGTATGGAGAAATAGTTGCTAGTAATGAATCTATAATTATTAGTAAAACTGTTCCTATTTATATTGGAACTGCTCCTATTAATAGAATAAAACCTGAAAATAGGGTTATAAATAAACCACTACTTATTAGAAATCTAGAACAGGCTCAAATAAAGCTTGGATATAGGAGAACTGATAATTTTGATGAATTTACATTATCAGCAGTTGTATTTGCACATTTTGAAAATTCAATTGAACCAATAGGACCAATTGTTGTAATTATACTTGACACAATTAATAATGCTGAATCTGCAAGTGAAACTCTAGAAATTTTTAATGGAGTTGGTAAAATAACATCAAATGCACTTATCGATACATTAACTGTAGCTGATAAAGAAAATGGAGTGGATTATCAGGCGAAATATAATGAATCTGGTGTTTTAGAAATAACAGGAAAAGACTTGGGTAATGAAGTATCAATTACTTATAAGAAATCAGATACTTCAAAGATAAAATCAGAAAATGTAATTGGTTCATATGATGAAGAGACTGAATCTAGAACAGGTATACAAGCTGTATCAGATGTTTATGAAGAGTTAAATATAATTCCTGAAATTATTGCTGCACCAGGATTTTCACAAATAAAAGAAGTTGAAAAAGCATTAGTTAAATCAACATCAAAAATAAGTGATAGATGGGAAGCTATATGTTATATAGATATAAATTCTGATGAAGCTACTTCAAGGGATAAAGCTATAGAATGGAAAATTAAAAATAATTATAATGCCAATTGTGAAAAAATTTGTTGGCCAAAGTTTAGAAGTGGTGATAAAGTGCTTTGGGGATCAATTGTTGCAATTGTAAGAAAGCTTCAAACTGATTCAATAAATTCAGGGATACCATTCGAAAGTTCATCTAATAAAGAAATTGATATTGATGGTCTTGTTGTTAATGGTAATTCAATAAGATTTAGTCAAGAAAAAGCAAATGAATTAAATGAAAAAGGGATTACAACAGCAATATATTCAGGTGGAAAATATGTTTTATGGGGTCCTCATATGTCAAATTATGATTATGGAACTACAACATCAGTTGATGAAATATTTGATGTAAACATAATGATGAATAAGTATCTTTTGAATGATTTTAATTATAGAAATATAGATAAAATCGATAAACCTATGACTAGAAATGATATAGATGCACTTATTGTATCAGAACAAATGATTTTAAATTCTTATGTTACAGCAGGTCAATTATTATATGGTGAAATATCATTTAATGGTAATAATAATTCAAGATCTGATATGATACAAGGTGACTTTACTTTTGATACTTTAGTAACTAATACACCACCTGCTAAATCAATGACTCAAAGAGTAAGGTCTACATCTAAAGGAATTGATAATTTATATGAAAACAAGGAGGAATAATATATTATGGGACAATCAAAAAAAGAAATGTCTAATAAAACAATTGATTATTCTATATATGTAAGAGATAGTGGCTCAGCTATAAAAATTGGAAATACTACTGATGTTACATTACCATCTATTGAAAAATTAACAGATACAATTAAAGGTTCTGGAATAATTGGAGAAATAGACATGCCAACATATGGATCAATAGGATCTATGGAAACTGAAATATCAATTAGAACTTCAGATGAAACTTTTGGAACATTAATAATAGCTACTCAATTAGAAATTAGGTGGGTAACTGATGCATTAGATTTAGCAACAGGTAAAGTTAGACCTATACCTAATAAAGCTTTTTTGACAGTAATAAATAAAAAAGCTGAAGAAGGAAAACTTGAATCAGGAGCATCTCAAGATGGAAGTGTAAGTTATGAGGTAATTGCATATAAGAGAATATGTGATGGAAAAGAACTACTTAATATAGATAAACTTAATGGTATATATTCTATAAACGGTAAAAATATATATAGTGATGTATCACAATATTTATAAAAATAATTGTTAAAGCTAGATTTGATATTAAGTCTAGCTTTTATTTATAGGAGGAGTAAAAATGGAAGAAAATAAAATACTTAATACAGGAGTAGGAACTTTAAAATTAAGAAAACATATTTTAATAGATGGTAAAAATGTAACAGAAATAAAATATGATTTTGATAAATTAACTGGAGAAAATATTGAAAATATATTTAAAGAATCAACTAGAAGTGGATACATGGTTAGTGCATCGTATGAATTAGATCCAGTAATTGGTGGAAGAATGTTTGCAGAAGCATCTGATCTTGACTTTTCAGATATAAAAAGACTAGGAGTTGGTGATTATAGTAAAGCTGCATCAATTGCTAGAGATTTTTTTATTATAGGCTTGAATGGAGACCAAGACGATCAGAACTAAAAAAGATAGTTTCACAGATTACTATGGAAACATCAAATTCTAGAAAAGATTGCTATTCAATGCCACTCTTAGATTTGTTTGAATACCATGACTCTCTAGTAACGGAGAATAATAGAAGAAATGAAGAATATAAAAAAGCTATGAATAAAAGGGGGTGATGCTATTGGCAAGAACTCTGCAAACTAATATAGCTATTGGTGGTAAGATAAATCCTACATTACAAAAAGCTTTTTCTATGGTTAATAAATATGCAAGTGGAACAATTAGCTCTATAAATAAAGTTAATTCAACAACAGCAAATGCATCACAATATACTAAAAATCAACTTGATTCTTTAGGAACAAAAATTAAAACTATTTTAGCAGTTGGAGCAATTGGATATGGTATAAAAAAAGTAAGTAATACTATGTTAGATCAAGCTTCTAGTATGGAGCAATATAGAAATACATTAAATATAGTAATGAAAGACCAAGAAAAAGCAGGAAAGACTTTTGCGTGGGCTGTTCAATATGCAAATAAAACTCCTTTTGAAACAAATGAAATAGTTGATGCAACTGTAAAGTTAACAAACTATGGACTTGAAGCACAAAAAGTATTACCACTAACAGGAGACATGGCAGGTGCTATGGGAAAAAGTATTGACCAAGCTACAGAAGCTATTGCAGATGCACAAACTGGAGAATTAGAAAGATTAAAAGAGTTTGGTATTACAAAAAACATGATTGTGGCTCAAGGAGCTAAAGATTTAGCTGGAATAGAAATTGTAAACAATAAAGGTCAGATAACAAATCAAAGAGCATTTAATGCAGCTTTATTTTCTCTTATGAAAGAACGTTATTCTGGAGCTATGGAAATACAATCAAAAACATTTAAAGGTTTAATGTCAACTACATTTGGGATAGTAAAGAATGGTCTTGGAAAAATTGCTGGTATTTCAGAGACAGGAGAAATAATACCTAATTCTGCATTTGATGTTATTAAGCAGAAATTGTCAGACGTTACAGAGTATTTGCTACAAATGCAAGAAAATGGATCATTTGATGTGTTAGCAGATAAATTTACTAATTTCACGCAATGGGTGTGTAGTGGTATAGATACAACTATCCCAGTTGTACAAAACTTTTTTAAATATGTACAAGATAATGGGCCACAAATAAAGAATACAGCATTATTTATTGGAAAAGCATTTCTAGGTTGGAAAGCAATAAGTGGGGTATCTAGCGGTATTCAAGCTATAAAGGGTGTAAGTGATTCAATTAATATACTTAAAGGAGGAATGACTGCATTAAGTATTGTAAAAGCAAAAGATAAAGCTCAGACAATATATTTAAATTCCTTATATGCAAAAGATGCAATTGCAAGAAAAGCTTCTGCTATTGCAACAGGAGTACAGAGTACAGCTCATAGAATATTTAATGCCTTAAAAATAAAAGAGAGAGTACAAACATTAAAAAGCGTTGCAATATATGCAAAAGATGCAGCAGTAAGAGGGATTTCTACTATAGCAACTGGAGCTCAAGCAGCAGCTCAATGGGCACTTAATAGTGCTTTTTTAGCATGTCCTATAACGTGGATTGTTATAGGTATAGCTGCACTTATAGCAATTTTTATATTGCTATGGAATAAATGTGATGGGTTTAGAAACTTTTTTATAAATATGTGGGAAAGTATAAAAATGGGAATACAAGCATTTGATGTTTGGATAACAACAGCAATGACAACAGATTGGACAACTTCATTTGGAGCATTAGGAGCTATTCTTAATAGCTTTTTCTTTATTGTAGGAAGTGTTTGGAATTCAATTAAGCTAGTCTTTCAAGGGATTGTTGATTTTGTTACTGGAATATTTACTGGAAATTGGTCATTAGCGTGGCAAGGTGTGGTTGAAATATTTTCAGGAATAATGAGTGGAATAGGAAGTGTTATGAAAGCTCCTCTTAATGCTGTAATAGGATTAATAAATGCAGCTATTGGAGGAATAAATTCTATTAGCATAGATATACCTGATTGGGTTCCTGATTGGGCTGGAGGTGGAAAGCATTTTGGAGCTAATATACCTCAAATACCGCTTTTAGCTAAGGGAGGTATTGCTGATATTCCAAGTATATGTGGTGAAGCTGGACCTGAATCAGTAATACCATTGAAACGTAATAATCCAAGAAGTATATCTTTATTAGAGAAAACAGCATCTATAGTTAACCCTGGTGGAAATAATAAAGATAATGGAAATTCTCATACATTTGTATTTTCTCCAGTAATTAATGGAGAAGCCACACCAGAATCAATTAATATGCTTAAACAATCTTATGAAGAATTTAAGGAAATGGTAAATAAAATTTTAAATGAAAGGGAGCGAGAATCATTTGGCTAGAGAATGCTATGAATATACTACTATAAATGGAGATACATTTGATAAAATTGCTTTAGATTTTTATGGTGAAGAAAATTATAGTACATTTATAATGCAACTCAATCCTGATCATATAAAAACTATAATTTTCGATGCAGGAATAAAGTTACTAATTCCAAAATTAAAAATAAATAATAAATCATCATTACCACCATGGAAAAGGTAGGATATTGTATGGAATTATATTATGAAGGAATAAAACTTAATGTAGTTATAAATGACTATAAAATAAATGATAATATGGGAGGCAAATGTGATAGTATCTCTGTCACATTTGCAGACATAAAACATGAGTGTAGAAAATGGAATTTTAAAAAGAACGATATTATTGAAATAGTTGAATATCCTTTTTCAAGTGGAAAAATGTTTGTTGATGGCTATTCTTCTTCTAATGGATACTATACAATAGAAGCTCTATCAATTAAGAAGAAATTTAAAACTAAAAATACAAAACCATGGGAAAATGTTAGATTTTTAGATTTAGCAAAAGATTTAATAAAAGATCATGGATTACATTTAGAAACTTATGGAGTAGAGAATTATTTATATACAAGAGTAGATAAAATTGAACAGAATGATATTGAATTTTTAGATTATAGATGCAAACTTGAAGGATATAATCTAAAAATTACAGATGGTAAAGCTGTTATAGTTAGTGAAGAATATTTAGAAAAACAAGATACTATTTTAACAGTATCATCTAATGAATTTATAGATAAATATGAATTTGAATGCACTTCCAACAAAGTATTTGGTGGGTGTGAAATAAGTTCATTTTCAGGAAGTTATATAAAAGGAAACTATATTATTGATGATACATTAGAACTTTTAAAAATAAACGATATAACTGTTTATAATATAGAAGAGGCAAATAGATTTGCTAAAAATATACTAAGATCATATAACAAGAAAGAAACTACAGGATATTTTTTTATTAATAAAAATAACAATATAGCAGCTGGAAATACTATTAAAGTAGACAATTTAGCTTTGTTTAATGGTAAATATATAATAGAAAATTTGTACTCTACATTTAATGGAAAGACTAAATTAAAAGTAAGAAAAGTACTGGAGGGGTATTGATGTTTAGACAAGGTATTATATCAGATTTAAATGAATCAAGTGCTAGAGTAATCTTTCCTGACTTAAACGATGCTGTATCTGGATGGTTATCTATTAGTAAATTAAAAATTAAATGTTCAGGGAATTGTGATTGTACAAATTGTATTGCAACATTAGATGTATCAATTGGATCAAATGTAATTGTATGTTTATATAGTGGTATTAATTCAGGAATAATAATAGCAAAAATGGAGTGATGCTTATATGAGCTTAGGTGGATTTGCTGGAAAAACTTTTGAAGTTAACAGCAATAAAATATATACATTTAATGATTATAGTAATAGTTTTGGAATTAGTGTTGAAGAACAGGATGTAGAAAATGATAAACCTTCCAATTATATAAAAGGATTAGATTTAGAAAAACCAAGTTTTACAGTAGATCTTAGACAATCATCAAGTGTAGATGTGGAAACAGAAATTAAAGAATGGAAAGAATTATGCTATTCTAAGACATCGTATATGCTTTTTATAGGAAACACCCCAGTTTCTGAAAATAAGTATATATTAGAAAAAGGAGATATATCAGATGCTTTGATAATTGGTTCAGGAAAAATTGTTAAATGTAAGATAAAATTAACTTTTAGAGAACATGTTAGAAATGGAGCTAAGAAAGAAGAAGGAACATCATCACAAAGTAAAAAAAACTCAAGCAAGTCATCATCTAAAAAGAAATCAAAATCTTTAAATTCAAAATCTACAATGTCATCTGAAGATGAGTCAAAAGTGTCTGCATTAGAAAATTCAATTTTTGGAGGATAAATATGACATATGAAGTATATTCAAATCAAAGTTATATAAATTGGAATGCAAAAGGTGATGAAAGAATACTTCAAAATGTAAGTAATATCTTAAATACCCTTAAATATGAATTACCTTATGATCGCTTGATGGGAAGAAACCCTGATAATTTAGATAAACCACTTAATAAGATAAAAAATAAATTAATAGAAGAAACTTATGATTTAATAAATACGTATGAAACTAGAGCAAATGTTAAAGAGGTAGATATTATATATGAAAAAAATGATAATGGGGATAATATTCCGACTATAAAGGTGGTGATAGAAATTGTTTCTTAATTTTGTAGATATAAATCCAGAAACTATTTATAAGGATGTTATTAATAAAGTTGAAAATGAACTAGGAGAAGAACTACATGAAGGAGATGAAAGAAAATTATTTATAAAATCATTAATGCCTATTCTTGTAGGAATAGCGAATAATATAAATGATACAGCAAATCAGAATTTTTTAGAAAACGCTAGAGATGAAAAACTAGATGCTATTGGTGAAAGCTATTTTGATACTAAAAGATTAAAACCAACAAAAGCTTCATGTAGAGGAAAGGCAGTATTATCTGCAATACAAAAAGAAGATGTTCATATAGCCGCTGGGACTAAAATAACTTCTGATGGAATTAGAATATTTGAACTTGAAAAAGATTATATCCTTAAAGCTGGTGAAAGTGAAACTGATGTAAAACTTATCTCTACATCAACAGGGTCTAAATATAATGGAATACCTGAAGGGAAAATAAATCACATAATACAGCCAATTGGCTTTGTATCTCAAATATATAATACTGAAATTTCAAAGGAAGGTTCAGATTTAGAGCAAAATAGCTCTTATAGAGAAAGAGCTAGGCTTGAGATGGAAAGTAAAAGTTGTGCAGGACCAGCTGGAGCTTATGAATATTATGCATATTCAGCAGATAATTCTATAACTGGAGTTAAAGTAATTTCACCGAGCCCAGGAGTTGTAAAGATATTAGTTGTTGTAGATAATGGGGAGATACCATCACAAGAAATTTTAAATAAAGTTTATAAAGAATGTTCACCAAAGGATAGAAGGCCACTTACAGATAAAGTTGAGGTTGGAACTCCTGATGTAATTGAATATGATATTGAATTAACATATTATTTAGATAAAAATTTTCTTACTCAAGAGGGTAAATGGAGAAAGTCTATAGAAGGAGAAAAGTTAAATTATGAGGATGGATCTATTAGAAATTTTATAAATTGGCAACAAGAAGAGATTGGGAAATCTATAAATGTTGAAGAATTAAAATATCAGATTCTTAATTCTGCATCCTATAACATCAATGATAGACTTCTTTCAGGAGTGAGAAGGTTAATAGTATCTAAACCAGGATATGATGAAATAAAAGAAAATGAAATTGCAAAGGTGAAAAATATAACTGTAAAGTATGGAGGGATGGAATAATGGAACTTAGTAAAATTGATTTATTGAGTTTACAGACTTCATATCTACAGAAAGATATATTTGTACAAGCTTTATGTAAATCACTTAATCCGTATTTTCAAAAATTAAGTGATAGCGTAAGGCTTGTTTATATTTATGGAAGAATTGACGAACTTAATGAAGAAGCTATTGATTTGTTAGCCTGGCAATTTCATGTTGATTTCTACGATTATACGTTATCCTTAAATCAAAAAAGAGAATTAGTTAAAAAATCAATACTACTTCATAAGATTAAAGGAACTCCACAATCTGTAATAGATTCAGCTAGTACTGTTTTCGGTAAAACTAAATTAAAAGAATGGTTTGAATATGATGGCAAACCATTCTTTTTTAGTTTAGATATAGATATTACGGAAAGAGGTGCATCACCAGAAGATTTAAAGAAACTTGATACTTTAATTAATGCATATAAAAATACACGTTCATGGATAGAACTAATAAATATATTTTTTACAACAAAAGGGGAATTATACATTGGTACTGTAGGCATTACAGGAGAGGATATAGTGGTTTATCCCTGGGTACCACATGATATTAGTAATAAAGCAGATGTAATAATTCCTATAGCACAGAGTGCAGGAAATGAAAATATAGTAACGTATCCCAAGGAGGAGATTTAATGGATGAAAAATTTTATTCAATATTAACAAGCATTGGAAAAGCTAAAATAGCGAATAGTTTAGGTCTAGGAACAAAAATTGATTTTGTGAAAATGAAAGTAGGAGATGGAGGGGGAAAGTACTATAATCCAGTTGAAACCCAGATGGACTTAGTAAATACTGTTTGGGAAGGTAATATAGGACATGTCTCAATAGATGATGATAATCCCAATTGGATTAATATAGAGGTATTAATACCACCTACTGATGGTGGCTTTATGATTAGAGAATATGGTGTTTTTGATAAAGATAATAATATGTTAGCTATAGCCAAATGTGCTGAAACTTATAAACCTAAAGCTACTGATGGTAGCACTAAAGAAATAAATATAAAAATGGTGTTATCTGTATCTAATGTATCTAGCATAAATCTAAAAATAGATCCCACTATTATCTTTGCTAAGAAAAAAGAAATTGAAGAAGTAAGTTTGAGAGTTAATGAGCTTAATAAACAAATAAAAAATAAGATTAATTTGATTATTAGCGAAGAACTACCAGATATAAATGAGAGAGATAATAAAACGCTATATTTTAAGGTTACAGATGTAGTAAATACAGGTACAAGTAATAATGTTAAAGTAAGTCCTAAAATGGGAATTAAAATAATTGAGTAATAGAAAGGAAGATAAAAGTGGAAAAGGTAAGAGTACAGTTACTAGATGAAAAAACAGGAGCAGTAGTAAAGGAAGTAGATGTATTAACATCAGCAGATTGTGTAACTTTTTCGGATGGACAAACATTTCAACAAAAATTAAATAATGGAACTTTGAAAGGTGCCAAGGGCGACCAAGGTGTACAAGGGGCACAAGGCGTAAAAGGAGATACTGGTAATACTGGTTCGCAAGGTGATAAAGGAGATCCTGGAGTACAAGGACCAAAAGGAGATGTTGGTGCAACAGGTGCACAAGGGCCAAAAGGTGATACTGGTGCTAAGGGAGCTACAGGAGATAGAGGTCCTCAAGGAGTACAAGGACCTAAAGGTGATAAGGGAGATAGCGGTGAAAGTGTTAAAGTTGGTGCTACTTATGCTAATAGCACACAAGTAAAACTGTTTTTCAAACTTGTTTAGGAGGTGAATAAAAATGGCAATAAAGAATATAGAAATTCAAGATAGTGATGGGAATATCTATTATCCCCACACTAACGCATCCGTAGTTAAAAATGGCGAGAGTACTGTTGCCGAACAATTGAAAGATATTGCGAACGATAGTTATCCAATAGTAGAATCAACAGGAACTAATATTTATGTTGGTTTTACAGCTAGAATAACAAGTTTAGCTAAAGGAACTAAATTTACATTGTTCGTTGGAAACAATGCATCAGGTAATTGTACAGTTAATCTTAATAATTATGGCGCTAAAAATATTAAAGACTCTTTTGGTAATATAGTAAATAATCTTAAAGCTAATATTCCATACAACCTATGTTATAATGGCTCGGATTTTATATTACAGGGTAAAGGAGGTGGTGGGAATGCTACAATCGACAAAGTATTAAGTGCTAGTACATTTACAAATGATAGTGGACCACAAACGGGAACTATGCCTAATCAAGGAACAAAAACAGCTACATTAAACTGTGGAGGAAGTTATATAATACCTTCTGGATACCATAATGGAAGTGGAAAAGTTACAGCTAATAGTTTAGCCAGTCAGACGCAAGGAAATGCTACAGCAGCGCAAATAATAGCTGGATTTAGTGCTTGGGTAAATGGTAGTAAGATTAATGGAAATGCTACTATAGAGAGTTTGGGTGGAATAAGAGTTGCATCAGGAAAAGCATCATTAGATAATAGCAACATTTATACAAAACATAGTGCTAATATTGGATTTACCCCTACAACAGTATATCTTATTCATTCTGGCGGAAAAAAAGCATATATAAACACTTTTGGACTTCTTCCTATTCCAAATGGAGTTTCTCAAATGCAATATGAATTTTCTAATGATGATGGATATATCAGATTTCAAGAATGTCCATTTACATTTGATAAAATAATCAATAATCGAATTCGTAATTATTATAGAATAGAATTAACATCAAATGGATTTAATTTTGTAGCAAGTAATAATGGAAATGTAACTTGGTATGCTTTAAAAATATAAAAAGGAGAATAAAATAAATATGAAAATATTAACTGTATACAATGAATCAGGAAAACTTATTTTTACACAAACAAATGCTACAGAGAATTATAAATGTCTTGTAGAAGATGTAGATGATAACAAAGAGGTTATAGGCATAGACTTAGAGACTAATAAGTTTATCTTAGCAGATAAATTAGCTACTACGGAAGAAAAAGAACAACTTAAGAGAGAACTAGAGAAGAAAAATAAAGAGTTAGAATTTAAGTCTAAGATATTAGAAAATAAAGAAAATGAATTAAATAGTACTAAACAAGAACTATTAAGCACACAAGCTACTGTAGTAGATGTTACTTATAATAATTTAATAAAAGAAAATGGAGGAATGTAAAATGTGTAAAATAATGGAAAATTTAATTAACAACAAATTTTATAAAACAGTAGAGGAAGTAGAAAAGAAATTAAATGTATTCTTTGCTTTTAATGTTTTGATAGAAGAAGATTATACAAAATTAATGCAACTTATAGAAGCAAACTATAAAGAAGTTATTTCGCAATAGGAAAATAGGATAAATCAAATAGTAGGCAATAATATGACTGTAAAAGGTCTTTTTTTATTGCCTAAAATGGAGGTAAATAATGAATCAGTTTAAAATAGTATGCAATAAATGTGGTAAAGAATCAATAATTCAGCAAAGTAATGATAATGTCGATATTAAAGGCAGTATTGATATAGAATACTGGGATAGATCTTACGAAAATAATAGAATCTCTTTTGTATGTGAATGTGGAAATAAAGTAGAAGATAAATAAAATAAACGAAGATAATGAATTAGAATTACTTCATATTTATTAATTCTAATTAAATAAAATTCTGTATGTATCAGATTTAAAAATACTTACTTAAATGATAAAAAATTGAAAAAGATAAATTTAAGTGGTAAAATGTAGAAAAATATAGATTTGAGGGAGATTTTAGTTATGCCATTTAATTTTAGTGAAAGAAAACATTACTCTATTGATTATGAATCATTATTTAATGATATTAATAGCAAGAAAATTTTAACAAATAAAAGGGTTCAAACTGAGTATGTAAAAGCATGGATTAATTTTTTAATTAAAGCTGATCAAGTAGTTACTGAACAATTAAAAACTGATCAACAAATTTTAGAGTTGAATAAACATTTACTTCTGGAACCAGAAATATTTCAATTACCAATGTATCATGAAAATAATACAATAGTAATTCATTTTAGAGCATCTATTGCAAATCAGATAATTTCAGAGTTTAAAATGAAGAAAGATGCTCAATTAATTAATATTGATGAATTTGTTAAAAAAGATAGAAGAATTCTTTGGACTCATGTAAATGAAAATGTTGATTCTTATGCCAATAATCAAGATCCTATAATTATGGTTCCTTTTATTAATGGACAATATTCGAATTTGGTTATAGATGGAAACCATAGATTAACTTATAAAGTTAAAGAAAATATAAAAAGTGTTCCTACATTAATCCTTGCGGAAAGTTCAGTTATAGATTATTCTATATTTTCTAGTACATTTGATAAATATTATTATATTATGAATAATGAATTTAGTTATATGAATAATGAATCATATAATAAAAATGTTGATTCTTATGAATTAATGAAAAAATCATATCTTGCAGATGGAAAATTTAAATTTAAAGATTAGACTAAAGAAACTATGAATATAAGCAACATATAAATTTTTAAGAGACTAGTTAAATCTAGTCTCCTTTTTAGTTGTTAAAGAAAGAAGGTAGACAGATGAACGAAATAGATACTGTACTAGAAATTAAAGAAAGGTTAGCGAGAATAGAAATTCTTTTAGAAAAAAACTCTGAAAATTGGGATGAAAAAATTAAAGTAGCAAATCATAGGATACAGGATTTAGAAGATACAATTAAATGGATAAGTAGAACAGCAATAGGTGGACTACTTACTGGAATATTAGGAATATTATTTAGTTTAACTAAAATAGGAGGAATGTAATATGGAATATACAAATTTAGTACAATTTATACCTGAAAGTTTATTTATAGTTATTGCTGGCATATATGTAGTTGGAGTATTTCTTAAAAAGTTAGATAGTATACCAGATAAATATATAACAAGTATATTAATGATATTTGGTATTACTTTTGCAATATTATTAAGTATAATTAACACAGAATATACAGTTACATTAGATGTTATTGTTAATGGAATATTACAAGGGGTTTTATGCTGGGGAGTTGCTGTAGGTATTAACCAAACAGCTAAGCAATTAAATAAAGAAGAATAGTTTTAGGTAGCAATAAATGCTACCTTTTTTTGTTATTAAAATAGAAAATATAAAGGAGAAGTTTTATGAATGAATTAAATTATGAAGAAATACCTTTAGATGGGATTGTTGAAAGTCCTATAGATTTGAGAGATTATAATTACAAGGATTTTTGTAGCAATAATGATAAGGATTTACCGAATGAATTTGAAATAGATTATCAATTTAAACCTAGAAATCAAGCTAATACTTCTACTTGTGCATTTCAATCAGTAACAGCTCTTATAGAAATAATAAAGAATACAAATGAATATTTATCAGAAGGATTTTTAAATGCTATGAGAGACGAATATGGTTGCCAACTAGGAAAAGGTGCAGTAACAAGAGAAATTATGAAATTAGCTTGTGAGAGTGGAATAATTCCTAAAATAGATTTTCCTAATTTAGAGGATTATCCAAAGATAAGTGAGTTATTTGATTCTTTAAATAACAAAAATGAATTAATAGAAAAAGCAAAAAGTTTAAAATGTCAATCATATGTGAGAGTTGATTTAGAAGATGTTCCTATATATTTATACAATGAAAAGAAACCTTTAGTTATAACAACGGTATTATATGATAGTTTTTATAAAGTAAATCATCCAGGTACAGATGGAATTGTAGAATATCCAAGTGAAGGTAAAAAATGTGGTCGTCATGCAATGGTTATTGTAGGTTATAAATATAAAGATAATAAATTATATTTAAAAATACAAAATAGTTGGGGAAAATATTGGTGTTTGAATGGTTATTGCTATGTAAATATAGAAGACACAAAAATGATTGATGAAGTATGGGGATTTACTGATATACCTAAGAAAGTTATTATAACTAAATATAAAATAGGTTGGAATAAAGATAAAATAATTGATAAGTGGCTCTATTCCGAAGATGGTGAACATTTAATAGAAAACGGATGGAAAGAAATTAAAGATGAATGGTACTATTTTAAAAATTCATTTGCTATTAATGGAGATTGGATTAAAGATAATGGACATTGGTACTTTCTACAATCAGGTTCTTGTAAAATGTTAAAAAATGATTGGTTATACTGGAATAACAAATGGTATAGGTTTGCACAAGATGGGAAAATGATAACTGAATGGTATCAAAATGAGAAGGGAGAATGGTTCTATTTAGATATAGATAATGGATATGCATATACTGGGTGGGTATTTATACACGGTAAATATTATTACTTTAATGAAAATTGTATAATGCAAACAGGTTGGATTAAAATTAATGAAGAATGGTTTTATTTAAATCCGAGTGGAGCAATGAAAACTGGTTGGTTAAATGATAATGGAACATGGTATTACCTAGAAGAACAAAGTAATGGTCATATGGGTAAATGTTATTTGGATTGTGCTGCAACAATTAATGCAAAGCAATATTCTTTTGATAAAAATGGTCACTTAATAGAAGAAAACTTAGTAAGCGAAAAATGTGCTAGATTTATTGGAAGTTGGGAAGGATTTTATGAAAAAGCTTATGCTGATCCTTATTATGGTGAAAGTATTAAAGATTATTGGACAATAGGACATGGTACTTGTTATTGTTCGATTCCAGAAGCATTTCCAGATGGTTTAGAATCTACTTGTACAAAAGAACAGGCATTAAAATGGTTGAAACAAGAAGCTAATAATTGTGCAAATAAATTAAAGAATGACTTAGATAATAAAGGTGTAACTTTAAATAGTAACCAATTTGATGCATTAATAAGTTTTGCGTATAACTGTGGAATACAATCATTGTTTGGATCTACATTATATAATTATATTTGTAATGGTGGAAGAGATTCACTAAAAGTAAAAGAATACTTTAGAATGTGGAATAAGGCAAATAACGAGTATTCAGAAGGACTAGACAAGCGAAGAATTAGTGAAGCTAATTTATTTATTACTGGAGATTGTTCAGGAAATGTATAACACTTAGGTAAAGATGTAGTATAATAATATCTGACTTAATTACACATAAAGTTAGAAGACAAGATAGCTGGTAACTAAGATAGTTTTTTCTTAGTTATCAGCTATTTTTTACCTCTGGAAAAAATGGACAAAATGTAGTATTATGTAAACATAACTAATAAAAAGTAAACTCATGAAATGAGTACCAATCAATCATGAGTTTAGATTATAATAAAAGTAATTTTAACATATATTTATTATAACATAGTATTGGTTAAATAAAGAATGTGTGGGAGAATAAGTGTGAAAATTAAAGGGTGGTTAAAAAAAGATGCAAATAGCTATATTGTTATGCCTAGAATACATAAATTTCTTAGGGATAATAAACTAGGATCAATAAATTTTAGAACTGAAGGAATTCAATTAATTGAAAATTTTAGTGAAAATTCACTTGAATCAAAAGAAAAAGTAAACATATGGCTAGATGAATGTGTTAAAGAAGGAATAAAATATCTGTATGTAACAAAATTTTATTTTAATAAAAATATAAATTTGTATAAAAGTGAATTATTTTGGAAAGAATTTTTAGATAAATATAATTTAAAAAAGAATATACACGTAAATGAATATATTGAAAATAATACATTAAACTATAAAAGTATAAAATTAGTATATGATAATGGATTAATATCTCATATTAATATTATAATGGCATTAAACTGTTTAGATGCAAATTCTTCATATGAGCATCCTATTAAAGAAAATTATCCTATATTTGTTGATTTAGATATAGATAAAGAAATAATTATAGTTAGATTAAAATCAAAAAGTAAAATATATGAAATTAAAGTTGATGAAGATGAGCAGGACTGTATAGATTTAAATAAAAAGATTTCTTGTGATAAAATAGTTAATCGTGTTATAAATAAAATGTGTGAAGATATTGATCTCACTAAAATGGAACAAGGTCAGTTTTGTAATGAAATGCAATGTGCATATTTTAAAGTTTTAGATGAAATAACAAAAACACCAAAGGAAATAAAAGATAAAATTGATAAATTTAAAGAAGATAATACTAACTATATAGAGAATATGATATCAAAAACACAAATATCTCCTAGTAAGTATTCTCAAATTATAGAAAAAGATTTAAATATTTTATTAGAAAAATTTATTTCTATATCTTATACTGATAAATCGATTTTTAAAACTAAGTATGCATTTCCAATAAAATTAATAGCTACGGATTCAGAGGATACTAAAGTTGAAGAAACTGCTTCTGATTATCAACCATTACAAACTAAGGCAGCATTTTATGACCATAAAAAAATTATTAATGAAGAACAAAAATGTGAAGGCATGACTTTGGCTGCGTATCGAAAAGATACTACTTATTATGGCAAAAGACCATTTACTGTAAAATGTGATTTACTAGAATTAAAAGGATTGGCAAGGATTAGATTTATGGAGTATGTTGAGGAGGAAGATATACAAAATGTTTTATCAAGAATTATATCGTTTTTGTAATGAACAATCTAATAGTCCTATAGTTGAGTTGATTGAAAGTATAGATTTTTGGCTTGCAACACTTCCAGAAAATCAACAGGATAAAATTACTATTGGGAAAATAGCAAATAAATTTAATATTGATTATAATATTTCAAGGGGCTTGTTAGAAAAACTCACCCAACTAAAGATATTAGAAAGAATTTTTGCTATTAAATGTCCTAATTGTGGATTAGTATTAAAAACTTCAAATGAAGAAAATCTTTATGCTGACATGATTGAGGTTAAAAATCATATCAATTGTTATAATTGTGAAGAAAAAATATTAAACTTAAGTTCTACAAATATTGAAATAAGATATAAGTTAATAAAAAAGCCTGATAATGATCCGGATAAAATAAAACTTGATATATATAATGCATTAGATTTAAACAATGAAGTATATCGAAATGATAATTTAAAGGATCTTATAGATAAAGGCTATGATTCAAATAAACTTTTTTATAAACCCACGAAGAAGGAGTATGAAAAACTGGATATTTTACTTCGTGGGGTTTTTGATGCTCATTCTACAGCTGAAAAAGGTAATACACTTGAAGAATTCGTAGAATACTTGTTAAATTTAATAAAGCCAATTAAAGCTACTAAAGATGCAAAAACTAATACTAATCAATTAGACTGCTTCGCTTTAAATAATTGTGATATTTCTAATAATGCCTTAAAAATAATGGGACATACCTTCATATGTGAATGTAAAAATGAATGTAGAACTCCTGCAAATGGATATTTTCATAAATTAGCTAATATATTAAACGTTTCAAGAAAAGATAATACTGAGCATAAATTTGGTATAATTTTTTCTAAAAAAGCTCCACCAAGCACATATTTGCAAATGGCATATAAAAATTATTATATGACTAATACTACTATTATAACTTTTTTTGAAGAAGAATTAAAAGAAATAGTATATGATAAAAAGAACTTATTAGGTTATATAGATTATAAAATAAATTTAGTTCAACAAGATTTAAAACCGAATCAAGAAACTAAAAATATATTCATTTAATTTTAAATAACAATATTTATAAATAAATTTTAATAGAATATGATATGTAATATATTAACTTTAATAAAATGGTAAGAATTTAGAAAAAATACTTACTATTTTATTTTTTTACTCAAAAACACCTATTACAAGTATTAGATTATTTTACAATAAAGTACAAATAATGTACAATAATACTATAAATTAGAAAAAGGGGAAATAATGATGTCAAAAATGATTAAATGTAAAACATGTGGAGCTGATATAGCTTCAAGTGCAAAAGCTTGCCCAGGTTGTGGTGCAAAAAATAAGAAACCTTTCTATAAGAAATGGTGGGTATGGTTTATAGTAGTGATTGTTTTAATTGGAGCAGCAGGTTCTGGAGCTAATAGTAATAGTAACAGCTCAACAGAAGCAGTATCTTCAAATAAAGTAGATACAAAAAAAGAAACTACTAAAATAACGTATGAGAACTTTCTAAACATACAAATGGGACAATCATATGACGAAGTAGTTGCATTACTTGGAGAAGGTAAAGAAAGTTCATCAAATGAATTAGCAGGTATAAAAACAACTTTGTATGAATGGAAAGGTTCTGGTATGGGAAATATGAATGTAACAATTCAAAATGGAGCTGTTACAGCAAAAGCTCAAGCTTTCTTACAAAAACCTAGTGCAAATATTACAATGGATTTATACAATCAAATACAAAATGGAATGACATATGATCAAGTTAAAGGTATATTAGGCGAAGGAGAATTAACATCAGAAACTAAAATAATGGATTCTGCTGCTAAATTGTATTCATATATTAATAAAAATGGATCAAGTGCTAATTTTACTTTTACTAATGATAGTATGGATTTAAAAGCACAATTTAATTTGGAATAATAAAGATGCCAGGAATATTAATGTTCCTGGCATTTACTTTAGTTATAATTTTTTAATATATAATAACATTAATGTATATACTTTAAATATTAGGATAAACTTAAACTGGGTGATTTTATGGAAGTAGCCATAATCCTAGGAACAATATACATAGGATATTTTATTTTAGATGCATACAATCAGAGAAAATTAAAAAGAAAAATAAAGAATCAGGAAAAAATACATACTGATGAAGAAGATTTCAATAAAAATCAGCCTCAACAATTTATTAAATCAAATGACACATATGTTACTTTTGAAGAAAGTGGATTAACTGATTATAAAGAATGGTATAATGATATGTATCTACATAGTGCACATTGGATAAATACTAAGAAAAGAATAATAAAAAGATCAGATTATAAATGTCAATTATGTGGAAAAAGAAAAAAGTTAAGTGTTCACCACAATACATATAATAATATAGGACATGAATATACATCAGATTTAATTGCATTATGTGAAGATTGCCATAACATGTATCATAGAAGCAATAATAATAATAATAATAACAGTAAGTAAAATGCTTGCTGTTTTTTAGTTCTAAAATAGAAACCTAAATAGTTCCAAAAGTGTACCTTAAATAAGTTTCGTTTTTAGAATTCCATATGAGTTTCACTTTTGGAATTTCATATATTACTTAGTTTTATATTAATTAAATTATATTAATTAAATAACACTATAATCTAAAAATATGTAAAAAAAATAAGACTAAGTTTTCTTAGTCTTTCTTTCTGTTCCATTCTATTTCATATCCAATTATTTCAGCTATTTGTAAAACTTCTGAGTATTTAAGAGATCCTTTTCTAATCTTATTACTTAAATTTTGCACAGTATATTCAGTGTTGTTTAGTTTATTTAATTCTTTATTTAAATCAGTTATACTCCAACCGCTGCTTACTATATAAGCTTTAATCTCATCTCTAATCTCCATACAATTCACCTCTTAAATAAAATCGAATTTTCTAATCTTTTTTTATGTTCCATTGGATCTCATATCCGATTATTTTAGCTATTTGTAAAACTTCACTATACCTTAAGGTTTCATTATTAATTTTTTTGCTTAAATTTTGCATAGCAAAGTCAGTTCCATTTATTCTATTTAATTCTTCTTGGACTTTAGAGATATTCCAGCCAGATTTAACTATGTAGGACTTTATATCTTCTTTCATTCCCATAATATCACCTCTAATTAATTATAGTATAAAGCATATAATTAATCAATTAAATATAATCTTCAACTTTAAAGTTGGAAAATGTATTGACTTATTATAAATATAAGTATATTATTAAATCATGAAGTTGAATATTGGTCATTAAAGAATAATGAGAGGTGAAACAAAAATGGCTAAAGATTATTTGAAATTTAGAAATGCAGTAAAGAAAGATACTAACTTATCTTTAGAAGAATCTTATATGTTAGAGCTTATCTTTGATTATTATAATGTATCTATAGGATATGCTTATCCATCTTATGAAATACTCATGTCTGATTTAAAAACTAAAAGAAGAGCTAAAGTTTCTAAATTATTAAAATCTTTAGTTAAAAAAGGTTATATCTCAATTACTAAAGCTGGTAAGAAAAATACTTATAAATTACTAAAGTATTTATTCTTAGATAATAAACACAATGATTCAAACGGTAATAAACATATAGATGGTCAAATAGATTTTTCAGAAGTAACTGAAGAAGTAAAAGAAATTATAAGTCTTGGATTTACACAAAAACAATCTAAAAGCTTATTAAAAGTTGCTAATGAGAAAATAGATAAAGTTCTAAATGCATTTAATTATGCTGCATCTAAAGGTGCTAAGAATTTATATTCTTATACTATAGCAGCATTAAAAGGTAATTATGCAAGGATTAAAACAAATAAAGAAGAGGTTGTTAAAAAACTTAAATTTGATAACTTTGAACCAAGATCATACGATTATGATTCTTTAGAAAATAAATTATTAGGCTGGGAAAATGGTCCTGAGCATATAGATGAAAAATCAACTTTTGATTTAAAAGGAATGTTGGCATTAATTTAATTAAATAAGCTAGGAGGGATAATACATGAGATTGTATGTTGAAAAAGAAGAATGTAACAAATTACAAGATGTTGAGGACAACATAGATATTATAAGAAATATTGTTTATTATATGTCTGTAAATTGTAAATCTATGATAGTTGGTTATGATATCCAAGGTGAATATAAAGAAATAGAACATTATCTAAAAATAGCTTCTCAAAAAACTCAAAAATTAAAACTGGCTATGGAAAAAGAATTAGAAAGGAATTGATAATATGGACGATCATATGTTAGATAGAATTAGTGATGATATCAATTTGTGTTTTATGGAAGCAGAATATGAATGTAGTAATAAATTTAATATTAAAGAAAGTTCAAGTTGGAAGGTTGCAAGCATTTTAATATCTACTTATAACAAATTAGTTGATTTATATTATAAAAAAGATTTTAAAAAAGGAAATATAATTCAAGAATACAAAAAATATAGGGAGAATATGTAGAATGGATATTGAGATTTTAATAAAATAAAAAAGGCAGCAACTTTAAGCCACTACCTATACAGCAATATTAGTATAACTTAAAGTTGCTCTAAAATCAATAGGGGGCATTT